CGGGGACACGTCCCGCGGGAATTACGCGGACAACATGTGCATGTGCTTCGGATCACTTTCTCGCGCGCTCGGCATTGAGGTGGAGCACGTGGGGAGGTGGTTCAGGAATTGGAGACGCCCTTTTCTCTTTGAGGGAGATGATGGTGTTATTTGCATGCCACGTAAGTGGGCTGAGAGGTTCAAGGAGGCCCTCGAGGACAAGGGGCGGGCGGCGGTGGATCTGGTGTCTGAATGGACGGACACCACCTTCTGCAAGCTGACCTGTGTCCTGGTGGGCAGCCGCTTCCATATCCTGGCGAATCCGATGGAGGTGTTGGCTCGGTTTCAGACTTGGACCGGGTGCGATGCCGCGTCGAACCGCAGGGATAAGGAAATGCTCTTGGCCCGTGCCTTATCGTACAAGCTCAGGTACGATATGTTGCCGTGCATCTCTGTCGTAGCGAGTGCCGTGATAGCCCGATACGGAGGAGCGAGGGGTGAAGTTGCTTTGGACCTCATCTCCCGCGCCCGGGACGGGCCCCACACGACACCTGGGGCTGCGCATTTGCACGACTTCCTCTACAACGACCGAGGTTCAGCTCGTGGTGTGGAGGAGGTGAACGCTCTCGTCCTTCGGTTGATGGACTATGGGCGGGAGGTGGAGATCCCTGATGAGATGCGTGCTGCCGTGGCTGCCAGGTTTGGCATCAGTGTGCAGGAGCAGCTCTCCCTTGAGACAGTGCTGAGGCACCATTATAGGGAGGGGAAAGGGGGTCTCGACCTCAAGCAGACGCAGTGGTGGGCCCAAATGAAAGGGGCGGCGGCGTGTCACCTGCACAGGGTGGAGACGACGGCGCGTACCACGTTGGAGGAGGTGCGGAAGCGACTGACCCTGGTGCAGGTTGCACAGGGGGTGCAGTGGGCGTATGATCAGTTCATGCGACCATTCCGAGCCATGACCTGGTTTGGGCTTGTGCTCTGGAGCTTCTGCCTGAGTGGGCTTTACTTTTTCTCGATTGTCGTCCCCGGGTGGGGATGGCTGGCAGGATTGGCTATGGTCCTCCCGGGAATATTTATAGGCTCGCTCCTCCTGGCCATGGGCTCAGGGATACCACTGGCGTTTGTGAGTAGGTACTGGTTTGGGGGAAAGTTGTGGGTGTGGATGTTATTCCACGTGTGCATAACTTGGCCCTACTGGGCGGTGTGGCTAGGGTTGAAATCCGTTGAGGATTTAGCAACCAAGCCAGGAAAACTTTTCCGTTACTTCGTCGATACCCTCATTCCTATGTCCTATAGGCATGGGCCTGTTCACGAGGAGGCGCGGGAGAGAGCCACCCGGTTTGCAGACCAGTTCCGCGGCACGATTCGTCTAGCAGGGATGCTGAATCGCTTCCTGTCGGAGGATCGCGGAGAGGAGCGGGCCTCATCGTGGAGGACCGCTACGGGGTGGCAGCACTGAGCGACCCCGGGTTCACCTAC